GGCTATGCGTGAATTACCATTTGGTATTAACGTAACTCAAGAGCAAGAGAAAATTGAAATAGAAGATATGCGAACTGCTTTAATTGGAGCAATGCAGGCTTACTCTCAAGCAATACCGCAGATGGCAATTCAGGGACAAGACCCAACACAGATTGTTAAAAAAATAGCAGAAGTTATTAAAGCACGTCAAAAGGGTAGAACCCTTGAAGATGCAATAGAAGACATCTTTGCACCAGAATTGCCTCCTGCTGGCGAACAACAAATGGTTGAGCAAACGTCCCCTGCTCCCGAGCAGCCAGTAGGAGGTCCTACTCCAATGCCGCCACAGGGTCAAGAGGCTACTCCAGATATTCAAAGTTTACTTTCTAGTTTAAGTTCAACTGGTAAGGGAACGGCTAGTGCAAGGCGTGTAATTAGAAGATAAGTTAGTGGGGGACTATGACTGCAATCGTTGGTATTCAAGGCAAGGGTTGGGCTGTTATAGCAGCAGACTCAATGACTACATATACAGATAGACCATATGTAGCCAAAGGCTGTGACAAGATAGTTAAAGTTGGAGAGTATTTAGTTGCAGTAGCAGGTGATGCTATTGCTGGAGATATTCTTAATAACTTATGGCAACCACCTAAAGTAATTAAAACGCAAGACCCAGATAGATTTATGATGATTAGAGTATTACCATCTATAAAACAAACTCTAACCGAAGCGGGATATGACCCAGCACCAAAGAATAAGAATGATGATGACTCTGGATGGGATGCATTAATTTGTTTTAATGGAAAGTTATATCAAGTTAGTGATGACTATGGATATATGCGAGATGATAAAGGTTTATATGGAATAGGTGCGGGTGGAGCACTAGCACTTGGTGCATTATCTGTATTAGATTCGGAAACAAAGACACATGCAAAGGCAGCAAGTGCTGCTAAGAAAGCAATTGCTACTGCAATCGAATATAATATTTGGTGTGGTGGGACAATAAATATAAAAACACAATTTACTAAATAGGAGGAAACGTGGCGCAACAAGGTGGAATGAGAACTCCAAATAATCCTGCACCAGTTTCAGGCCCTGGGGCTTTATCAAAAAGAACAGATGGCGGACCTACACAGGCTGCAACCTATATTCCAGGTATGCCACAAGGTCAAGGTCAACAGACATATGACAATCAAGTAGCAGCACCTATGGCTGGTAATCCATTTCCACAGGAATCATTGGCAGACTTAACACCACTGCTTGCACCTACATCTCGTAAAGATGAACCAATTACTAGTGGAATTGATATTGGTGATGGACCAGGTTCTATGGCTTTAGGAAAACTTCCAATGCAAGAACCTACAGTTAAAGATGTTATTAGAAGCCTTGCACAATACGATACTTCAGGCGATTCCGAAATGGTATATCGCATGCTAGACGATGCAGGGTATTAATGCCAGAAATAAAATTAGACCCAGTTATTGCTGAACTTAGTCCTAATATCTACAAGGCAGCAGTAGAAGCCAATCTTCCTATTAATCAACAGATGCAACTTAGCCAGTTGGCCCGTGCTCGTAAAGAGGGTAAAAGACTTTTACAACTTAGCGAAGAAGATGCTCGTAGAGAATTTCTTGAGTTTGACCCAGAGATTCAAAAAACTATTAATAGTGTTTGGTCAGATAAAAAAATCTTTCAACCTGAATTAAGTACTTTTGGTAAAATAGTACGTGGTATTACAGAACCAATAGGTACTGCCGCTAAATTATATTTTAGCCCAGTAATCGCAGCCTTTACCGCTGCAGATAAATACTCTAGAACTCTTAATACACCTTATGTAGTAGAACAACAGGCTGAACAAGGTAAAGGTTCAAGGCTTAGTAAAAAACTTCTTTCAGATGCATTTGACGGAAAGAACTCTTGGAGATGGGACAAAATCTCTGAGTATGAAGCCAAGTATGGTAAAGCATTAGTAACTTTAATTCGTGGTAATGCAGAAGGTAGAACCATAGGCGAGTCAATGGACTTGTATGGTGAGACTGATGCAAACATGTTAAATGCAATTATGTTCATGGGTGATGAGCCAGAAAAATTCCAAGACTTATTATCTGAAGTAAAGTTATATGCTCAAGTATCTCCAGGTAGAGATAAAGTTGGAAGTTGGCTTAAAGCAGACCCAGAGGTTAATCAAAGTTATTGGGCAACTAAATTACTTAAAAAAATTGGCATTGATTTAACTGACAAAAAAACCCGTGAGGGTGTTGCTAGATTTGCATCTGGTCCTTTAGATGCTACCTATCAAGTTGGTATTGACCCATTGACTTATGTTGGTGTTGGTCCAATTATTAGAGGTACTAGAGCAATTGGTCGTGGTATTGCTGGTATCCCAGAAGCAGTCGGTCGTTTTGGTGGAGTTAAAAGTCGTGGTGAAAGACTTGCTGACCAAGTACGATTTCTTGCCGAACGCGGTAATGTTGATGGTGGCGTAAATTTTGCATTTCAACAAGCAGATGTTGTTAAACTTTGGGATGAACAACTAGGTAAAGCAGTTAAACAATATGCAGATGCAGAGGGTCCTGTAGCCAAAAACATGGTGTATGACAAGATGCGTTCTGATTTTCCAGACTGGGCTAATCTTGCAGTTGTTAAAGACTTAGCAAAGGCTAAAGTATTTGATGCAGCATCAGCACGTAAGTTTTTCACCGAAGCAGAAAACTTTAATTTATTACTAGGTGGACGAGTTGATGGTTTAAGTTATCGCAGAAATGGAATTTCTGTAGCAAAAAATTATAGAACCCTTACCTCTGCATCTCACAAAGTTATTGACTCAATATTTAATCCTACATCTAGAAATGCAGATATAGCATCTTATGTTACAAAGGGTGAAGAAGAACTAGCAACTGTATTGGATGTACTAAAGAAGGTTGCTGATGATGGAGAAAATCTAGTCAATCCAGCCGTAAAAGATATTATTGATTTAACTACAGATATTTCTAAATCACGTAAACAATTATATAAATTAGGAACTGCCTTTGGTCGTACCCCTAATCGTATTATTTATGGTGAAGATGCAATTAAAACTATTGAAGAGGTTAAAAACTTAGCAAAGATAGTTATGCCTAAAAATACAGCGGGGGCATTTGCTGAAGTATTTTTAGATGAAACCCCAGAAATACAACTTACAATGATTCGTAACTTGTATGCAGCGGTTATGACTAAAATTGGTTTACCTGGTTCACCAAACGGTGATAAGGTTATGAACGAAATACTTTCTGCTACCTTTAATGAAACTGGTATGTTCTCAACTGTTAAGTCTGAGGTACCACTTGATTTAGTAGATGCTTTCCACCCAGCATCAATTACTCGTGAAGGTGAAACATTTCTTCAGGCATCTAAGGGAATAGTACAACCATCTCAGGTTGCTAAGAGTATTGCTCCGCTACCATTTGATTTACTATATCAAACAGCAGCAAGTTCACGTTTTTCACAACATCGTAATTTTATTAATATAATTGGTGGTGCTACTAGAAATAAGTTTTCTAGTTTCATCAATAGTTTTTGGGCTACTCATACTTTGTTCCCACGTTTAGGTACACGAAGCGGAATAGACGAACTTACATTTGCTTCCCTTACAGCACCTAGACAAGATTTGGTTAAGTTTGCATTCGGTGGCCGAAAAGGTCGTGCATATCTTGAAGCCACTACTGGCTCTAAAACATCACAAGGTATGTATAAGCGTGGTCTTTATTATGGAGGTACCACAAAAACTATTAAAGGAAAAGAAATAACTATTCCTGGTACAATTTTTACAGAATTAGACCCAACTAAAAAATTGGGAAATCAAGAAAGACTAGAAATTTTAGAAACAGCCCGTGCTAAGATGTCTAAAAAATATGGATATGAAGTTCCATTAGCAGATGTAGCATATGAGGCTATTAGAGAAGAAACTTTACTAAGAGTACAATCTCTTTATGGAGATAAATTAAACCCTAGTACTCTAGAAACATTACGAAGAATCATGAAGTACAGTCCTAAAGTACTTGATTCTATGGCTGATTCAGTTGCTGCCCGAAGTATGATGACTGGTAAAATTGATATTGAATATGTTGACTCTGTTTTCATTAACAGCAATGTAACTAAGGCTATTAAAGAAACTGGACTTACTTTAGGTAAGAAGTATCGAGATTTAGACCCTCAAAAAATGACAACTAAACAAGTTGCCCTTGCTCATTTTGATAACTGGAATATTCGTTTTTCTTATAATAGCGAAAAAATTGCAGACGGAGCGGTAGTTAATCCAGTAGGTGCATTTTTTAGAAACAATGCACTTGAAACTCGTGGTGATTTAATTAATGCTCGTAATAGTGTACTTAAAGATGTAGGAGTTGAAAAACTTCCTAAAGGATTTGAAGATGACTATGTTGTTGCAGATGAAACAAAGTTAAAAGGATTTCTTTCTTTGTTCAGTACAACTGTTGCATACCGCCAACGGGGTATTCCAGATGTGCAGATTGCCCGTATCCACGCAGAAACTATGCTTATGGATATGAGAAATACATTTCATGGTAGCGCAAGCGGATATAACAAAGCATTATTTGAAGCAGTTAAAGCAGCCAAGAAAAAACTTGAAGCAGGAGCAGAGGGTAGCAAGAAAGTAATCCGCGACCCATGGAGTAAAGCATCTGCTGAAATTGAGTTTGAAAAATTTGAAGATTTAACTCAAGGTTATCAACCAAGAACAAGTATACAAACACGTATATATAATCTTGGTCCTGAAAAAGATATGAAAATTTTTTCAGAAGGAGAAGGGTTACCTTACCTTTATTCTAAATGGGAAAATTGGACCATGGAAGTTATGGACGCTACGGTAACTGGTTTTTTCCGCCAACCATTATTAATTATAAAAACTGAAAAAGCGCTTAAAGATTTAAAGCCTTTTGAAAAAGAATTTATTGACAGATATGTTAAGTCTTCACTTCAAGAAAATCCTATGCTTAGTCCAGGAATTGCACGTATTCGTGCAAGAGAGCATGTTGAGGCAAGAAATACTAACTTAGCGTTAAGTCGTGCCACAGATGAACTGCTTGAGTTTGTAGATAACCCATCTATTCGTTCTAATTTTGCAGTATCTATTCGTTCAGTAGGTAGATTCTATCGTGCAACTGAAGATTTTTATAGACGTGTTTTTAGACTTTATACAAAAACTCCACTTCGTGCTTTATATCGTTTACGATTATTACAAACAGGTCTTGAAGCATCTGGAGATGTTTATGAAGATGACAAGGGAGATAAGTTTATTGTCTTCCCTACAGACTCAATAATCAATGGTGCAATAGAACCAGTATTGCGTAGCATTACAGGTAATTCAACATTACAGGTTCCATCGTTTAATGAGTTTACACTTAAGTTACGTTTAATAAACCCATCGTTCTCCCCCGATGCTGGTCAACCAGCCTTGGCTGGACCAGTTAGTGCTTTGTCTATTGTAACTGGTAGAGCAATTTTAAGAGAACTACCAATCTTGCAACCATACGCTACTGAGTTTGCAGAGACTGTCGACAGTTTAGCACTTGGTCAGTTTGGCGATAGAATGACATTTAGAAGTGCTGTTATGCCTATGCTAGGCGATAGTATTTTATCTAGCCTTTCACCAATTGAAATGGATAGACAAAAGAGTACAGCGTTGTTGCAGGCTATTGCTTATACACAAGCATCTGGTAATGGATTATCAGCAGATGCAACAACTGAAGAGCGTGCAAAACATTTAAAGATGTTAAGACTTAGCACTCATAGTGTTATTGTTTCACGTAACATGCTTGGACTAATAAGCCCAGGACAACCTACACTACGTGATTCTAAAGAGTTACCAGGTTTCTTAAAGAAGACTGGTATTACTAGTTGGAAAGCATCTTTTTGGGATGTTTATAATGGCTTATTACGCAACGCTGATGAAGATACCGCAGATATATTTGACTTAGCCGTTGCTACTTGGGTTAGTGAAAACCCAGGAAAGATAATATACCTAATACCACGTAACACTAAAGAGTTTAGAGTTCTTATTAATACAACTCAAGAGGTTAAAGACTGGTCAGTTAGAAACAAAGATTTTGTTAATACTTACAAAGAGGTAGGTTATTTATTTGCACCAAAATCTGGTGAGTATAATCCAGATATATATGCTTGGATGGAAGCAGAAGGTCTAGTAGATATTCCAGACTTTGAAGATTATCTAAATACCGTATCTGTGGCTGAAGATAGACAACGTTACTTTGCTATTGAAGATGAACTTAATCAAGCATTAAAGACTAAATCAGTTTATGGAGATAGGCGTCAATTAATTGATAAAGCCGCACAGGACCGTACTGCCCTTTTAATATCCAACCCATATCTTGATGCAGAGATAAGCGGTAAGGGAACTAATCGTGGTGATTTAAGGGTAATGTTTAAGTCTTTGTCTGAAGCAGTAGCAGACCCTAAATCTCCTATTGATAAAGCAACAAGGTCAGCCATGAATCTTGCAATTAAAAATGTAGCAGAGTTTATTAACCTTGCACAGGACCCAGCAATGAATAAGCGTTGGGATTTTAGCAGCATGAAATCAAACAAAAAAGAACAGGTTGCTAACATATTGGCAGAACTTGGTAAAACAAATGCAGAGGTAAAAGAAGCAAACAGAATTATCTTTACTGGATTGCTAAATTATTATTCAAGAGAATCACTTATAGCAGGAATTGAGGGTAGATAATATGGAAGATAGACGCGAATCATATACCACGGGCGCTACCCCACCAACCAATAAGAGTGATTTACTAAAAAGATTTGGTGATACCGCTCTACCAGAAGATAGATTAGAAGTTGGCTTTGACCAATATGGCAGACGTATTATTACTCAGGCTGGACAAACTGGTGCTGCTTATCAACGTTTTCTATACGTAACTCCAGATGGTAAAAACTTTTCAGTTCTTGATTACAATGGTGTGGTTCGTGAAGTTAAAAAAGAGTTTAAAAATATAGAACAATTAAGAACCTCTTTATACCGTAAAGGAAAGTTAACTGAAAAAGATTATGTAACTAAGTCAGACTCTGGTCTTAGTGAGGCTATTCTAGAAGCAGCCAATGAGCAAAGCAAAGAAATAGTAGATGCCCTTACATTAGACGATAACTTTGAAGCCAAGTTTACTAGCATGACTAACTGGCTTAATACAAGACCTGATTATGTTGGCGGTGAAGGACCTAGCCAGCGTGGGCAAGAGATAACCAAACTAGACGCTAGCCAAATGATTGATGCATTTACAATAGATATGCTTGGACGTGAGGCTACTCCTGCAGAACAAAAAGATTTCTTTGAAAGAGTTTCTGCAGAAATGAAGAAGGCTGTTGTAAAGCGTAAGACAGTTGGAGATAAATCAGTTGAGTCTGGTTCTTTTTTAGACCAAGAAGATTACTCACGTATTATGGCAGAAACTATCAAGCCAGCAATTCGTGGTACTTCATTAGAGGCTATTGCCTCTGGTACTGGTGCTATAGCGCAAAGCATAACAACATTAAAAACCTATGCTGCTAACTATGGTATTAGATTAAGTACTCAAGAAGCCCTTGATGAGGTAGTTGGTGGATTACAACCAGGTGGTAGTTTAACTACTGGCAAGTTGGACCAACAACAACAAAAGATTAAAAACATGGCTAAGAGTTTCTATACCAACCTAGGTGATTCAATTGATAATGGGGTTAGTATTAAGAATCTAGCCAATCAATTTGCCAATATTAAATCTCAGATGTTAGAAGTACCGTTGGAATCTGTAGATGTATTTGATAAAGATGTTCAAACTGCACTACGTAACAATGGAAAAACTGGTGTTATGTCTACTACAGAGTTTGATGTATTACTTCGTAATAAACCAGAATGGGGCAAGACTAAAAATGCTAGAGATGAAGCAGCAAGATATGCTAATGATATTCTCAAGATGTTTGGAGCAGTAGGTTAATGGCAACCAAAGCAGAAGTAGCAGCAGCGAAAGCAAAAGAAGCCGAACGTAAGACTCAGGCTGCAGCAGCAGCGGCTCAAGAAAAAGCAGCCAAAGAAAAACTTGCTTCTTTTGGAAATCAAGCAACTATTGATTTTACAAAAAGCATTGCTCCTAGGTTTGCTGCAATGTCTGAACTTGCTGGACGTGTTGAAAAGAAAGCAGCAATTAGACCAGAAGTTTTAAAGTCACAAGGATTAACTCTTGACCAATTAAAAGAGAAAACTACTGCAGTTCAAACAGGTGCTGCCCAGTTCACAACAAAGGCTGCTGGTATTACACAGGCTGAACAAGATTTAGCAACAGCGCAGGGATTAGTAACCCAATACAGTACCCCTATAGATATACCAACAGAAGACCCTATGAGCAAAGAAGAAAGAGATGCTTTTGCATTACTTACTTCAGCGTTTAACTCTTATAACCTAGGTGAATTAGCCCCAGTTATTGAAGGGTATATGAAACAAGGATTAACTTCTAGTGAAGCAATAATTGAATTACGAAAGAATCCTATATATCAGACACGTTTTGCTGGCAATACTAAAAGAACAGCCGCTGGTCTTAATGCGTTATCAGAGGGTGAATACCTAGCCCTTGAAGATAGTTATTCAGAAACACTACGTGCATATGGACAGCAAACATTATTGGGTGTAGATAGAAAAGCACGGCAGGCTGCAATGGCTAACATTATTGGTGGAGATATATCTGCCGTTGAATTTAAAGACAGAGTATCTACTGTAGTTACTCGTGTAGAGAATGCAGACCCATTGGTTAAGGCCACTCTTCGTGACTTCTATAAGATTACAGATGCTAATTTAGTTAGTTACTTCTTAAGGCCAGATGAGAACCTACCTAAATTACAAGAGAAAGTAACTGCAGCAGAGATTGGTAGTGCAGCCCTTGCACAGGGTGGGCTTACAACCGATATGACTAGCGCAGAATCACTGGCTAAATTTGGTGTAGACCTAGCAACAGCACGTAAAGGATACTCTACTATTTCAGATGTACTTCCTACTGCTACCAAGTTAGCGCAAATTTACGATGAAGAACAGATTAACTACAATCAACAGGTTGCAGAAGAAGAAGTATTTAAAGGGCTTGCCTCTGCTAGACGCAAGCGTACTCAATTGGCAGAAAAAGAAATAGCATCATTCCAGGGTTCATCTGGAGTAGGTGCAGCAGGACTGTCAACTACATACTTGCGTAGAGGTTCTTCAGCAGGTCAGTTCTAAATAGATTCCCTACACGGACCTACCAGCCCCGTGAGGTGTATAAGTCTGGTAGCAAGAGCCAACCAATTTCCCCGAATTGACTTGTGGCTTGCGACTAATCAACGAATAGAAGGGTGGGTTGCTATGAGCAACAACTACTGGGATGAAGAAGACGAAGACCA